GCCACCTTCGGGTGGCCTTTCTTTTTCCAGAAAGGGAAATCCATGCCTATCAAGAAAATCCAGCTGGGCGACGGCCGCGTGGTTGCGGTCGATGAAGCCCGTTATGCAGCCTTCGATGCGCTGCGCTCCCATCCCGGCCTCGCCGGCCTGATCGTCGGTGACGGCATCGTCGCCCGCGACGCCCAGGAAGCGCTGGCCTTCATCGTGTCGCAGCTCGCCTACACCGAATCGCAGGTGTTCGAGCGGCAATACACGCCGATGCAGTACGAGCAGCTGCTGCCCATCAGCTACGAGGCTGGCGAGTTCGCCGACTCGATCCGCTACGAGATTTACGACTACGCGGGTCGCGGCAAGCGCACCTCCGGCAAGGGCCGCGACATCAACCTGGTCGATGTGGCCTACGCCGACAAGTCGTTCCCGGTTATGAACGGCGACATCGGCTACGACTACACCACCGAGGAGCTGCGCCGCACCGCCTTCCTGCGCCGCCCCATCAGCGAGCGCAAGCTGGCCGCTGCCATCGACGGCTACCGCCGCCACATGAACGACGTCGGTCTGTTCGGCGAGTCCTCGTCCGGCATCACCGGCCTGTTCAACAACGCCAACGTGCCGCAGGGCAATGCCCCGGTCGGTGCCTGGCAGACCGGGCCGAAGACGCCGGCGCAGATCCTCTCGGACATCAACACCATCATCCTGAACGTCTGGACCAACACGGCCTACAACGACCAGGTGACGGACATCGTGATGGCCCCGGGCGCCTACGCCTACATCGCCAGCACCCCCCGCTCCGACAACAGCGACAAGACCATCCTCCAGTACATCAAGGAGAACAACATCGCCAAGGTCGAGCGCGGCCAGGAAATCCGCTTCCAGCCCGGTTTCGGTCTGGACACCGCGGGCGCCGGCAGCACCCGCCGGATGATGGCCTACGTGAAGTCCGACACCCGTCTCGTGATGCACGTCCCGCTCGCGCTGCGCTTCCTCGCGCCGCAGCTGGTCGGCCTCTCCGTGCAGGTGCCGGGCGAGTACAAGTACTCGGGCGTTGAGTTCCGCTACCCGAAGTCCGCGTACTACATGGACGGCATCTAAGCCGGCCGGAACCAACCACAGCGGGCGGCCCTTCGGGGTCGCCCGTTTCCACTTCAGGAGCAAGGAAACATGGCAAAGATCACCATCGAGAACACCCGCGAGCACGACATCACCATCAACGCCACCGGCGAAGACGGCGTCGTGCAGGTCACTGTCCCCGGCGCCCGTCAGGACCCGGCCGACAAGAACAAGTTGGTCCATGGCCGCGCCGAGGCCGACGACGATTTCATCACCGCCGCCAAGAAGAACCCGGTCGTCACCCACTACTTCGAGGAAGGCTGGCTGCGCGTCGCCAAGCAACCGGCCAAGGAGCCGGCGAAGCAGGAACCGAAGCAACCGGCCAAGGAGTAACCGGCCATGACCCCGTCCGAGTTCAAGACTCAATTCCCGGAGTTCGCGGCCGAGACCGACGAGCGCGTCCAGCTCTTCATCGACCGGGCGGCGCCGCACTTCGACGTCGAGCGCTGGGGCGATCTCTACCCGGACGGGGTCGCCTATCACGTCGCTCACGAGCTGGCGCTGGCCAACGCACAGACCGCCCAGGGCGGCGGCGTTCAGGCCATGACCAACGACAACCTGAGCAAGAAGGTCGGCGACGTTCAGGTCACCAAGGATGCCGGGCTGCTGGCCAATCAGGCCGACAACCCGTTCTACCGGACCCTGTACGGCCAGAAGTACCTCTACCTGCGCCGTCAGGTCGGCATGGGGGCGCTGTCCGTATGAGCCGGCATGCCTCCGTGTCCGTGAAGGTGCTTAAGGACATCGACCCGAAAGCCCTCGACCGGCTGCGCCAGCGCCTCGTCGATGCGGGGAAAGTCGTCAATGTCGGCGTTCCCGCTGGCCCGAAGGAGAAAGACGGCACCCCGGTGGCGATGATCGCCGCCGTCCATGAGTTCGGCTCTCCGTCGCAGGGCATCCCCGAGCGGCCGTTCCTGCGGGTCAGCATTGAAGCGAACAAGCCCAGGTACGCCAAGATCGGCGCGGCCGGGCTGCGGCAAATTCTGCGAGGCAAGAGCAGCGCTGCCGCGGTTCTAGCTGCGATGGGCGATGCTGCTGTGGGCGACGTAAAGCAACGCATCCGAAGCGGCGATTTCGCGCCGCTCAAGCCGGCCACGATCAAGCGCAAAGGCAGCTCCCGCCCCCTGATCGACACCGGCCAGATGGTGCAGAGCATCGCCTGGGAGCTGGGAGACAAGAACCATGATTAACGTCGCCGAACTGATGCGCGACCCGGACATCGCGCAGCCCTTCCAGGTCGAGCGCGCCGGCGGCGCCTTCGACGAGGGCGAGTGGGTGCCGACCGCGCCCACCGTTCTGAACCTCGTCGGGATCGTCCAGCCGGCCAAGCGCGAGGACATGCTGGCCATCCTCCCCGAAGGCGCCCGCCTCGGGAACATGATCGTCGTGTTCTGCGATCAGGAGCTGCGCATCGACAACGCCGAGGACCAGCGCAGCGACGTCGTCGTCTGGCATGGCCGCCCCTACCGGGTCATGGCGGCGAAGCATTGGGCCGATCACGGCTACTGGCAGGTCTGGGCAGAGGGCTTCGTGCGATGACCGTCGATGACATCAACAAGCTGATCCGCAAGTTCATCCGCGAGACGCTGGCCCTGCCGGAAAACTCGGTCAGGAAGGCGAATCAGACGGCGCCGACCGGCAAGCAGTCCGAGCCGTTCGCCACCGTGCTGATCACCCTGATCGACGCGACCGGCGAGGATGACCGGCGCCTCGACAACGAGGCCGCCCCGTCCCTGAACGTCGCCGAGACCATCATCGGCCAGCGCCGGCTGGTGGCCTCGATCCAGTTCTTCCGGGATGACGCCTACACCAAGGCCTGCCGGCTGAACGCCCTGCTTTCGATGTCCAGCTCGGTCGACAAGCTGCAGGCCATTGGCCTCGGGCTTGTCCGGGCATCCCCTGCGCGCAACCTGACCGCCGTCATCGACAGCGCCTGGGAAGAACGAGCGCAGATCGACCTTGAGTTTCACCTGGTGGCGAAGGAAGTCCAGAGCATCCCGACCTACGGGACGTTCCCGATCTCCGTCACCGCCGAATCTTCAACCACTTCTAGCGAGGTAACAGCACCATGACCATCCCCGTCTCCAAGGTAGTCAAGGTCAGCATCCTGTCGAGCCCGACTTTCCCGAAGCGCAAGGGGTTCGGTCTGCTGCTGATCGTCGGCAAGAGCGCCCGTCTCCCGGTGGGCAACCGCATCCGCTTCTATTCCGACATGGACGCGGTCGCCGCCGATTTCGACTCCACCGACGAAGAGTACAAGGCCGCGCAGGTCTTCTTCAGCCAGGCCCCGCGCCCGACCGAGCTGGCCATCGGCCGCCGCTTCGACGCGGCCGTCCCGGGCGAACTGCTCTGCTCGGTCAATTACGAGAAGACCATCGCCACCTGGCAGGCCATCAATAACGGCGCCTTCAAGATCAACATCGACGGCGGCGCGGTCGAGGAAGTCTCCGGCATCGACCTGTCCGGCGCGGCCAACCTGAACGCCGTGGCTGCGGCGATCCAGACCCGCCTGCAGCTGGTGTCCGCAAATGCCACCTGCACCTTCGACGGCACCCGCTTCATCTTCCGCTCCGGCACCACCGGCGCCGCCTCGACGGTCGATTACACGACCGCCCCCGCGGCCGGCACCGACATCGGGCGGCTGCTCGGCTCCCGCGCCGAGGACCTGGGCATCAAGACCGCCGGCGCCGCCGCCGAGAGCATCGCCGAGTCGCTGGACGCGCTCCAGAACATCGACCCGTCCTGGTACGGCGTCACCTTCACCAAGGAACTGACGACCCAGAACCTGAAGGATGCCGCGGCGTGGGCCGAAGCCCGCGTCAAGATGTTCGGCTTCACGACCGCCGACAGCAACGTGCTGGATCAGGCCGCCGTCGATGACATCGCCTCGTACATGAAGAGCAACCTGTACGACCGCACCGTCTATATCTGGGACAACAACGACCCGTACCAGATCGTCTCGGTCTTCGCCCGCGGCTTCACGGTGAATTTCAACGAGCAGAACTCGACGATCACCCTGAAGTTCAAGCTGCTGCCCGGCACCTCGCCGATCAACATCACCGAGTCGCAGCGCCTGGCCCTCGTGGCCAAGAACTGCAACTACTACACCTACTTCGGCGACAGCGCGATGCTGGCCGAGGGCGTGATGGCCAGCGGCAAGTTCTTCGACGAGCGGCACGGCCTCGACTGGCTGCAGAACGCGATCGAGACCAACGTCTTCGGCTACCTCTACACCCGGACCACCAAGGTGCCGCAGACCGACAAGGGCGTCGCCTCGCTGGTGCAGCAGGTCGAGAAGGCCTGCCGCGAGGGCGTCAATAACGGCCTGCTGGCCCCGGGCGTCTGGAACGGCATGGACCTCGGCGAGGTGAAGTCGGGCGACTTCCTGCCCAAGGGCTTCTACGTCTATGCCCAGCCGGTCGCCGAGCAGAACCAATCCGACCGGGAGGCCCGCAAGGCGCCGCCGATCCAGGTCATCGCCAAGGGTGCCGGCGCGATCCACTTCGCCGACATCACCGTCACCTTCGAGCGCTGATCCGCGCCTGACACAAGGAGAAAACAGACATGAAGGTCTATTCGTTTCAGAACACCGTGATGCTGGTGAATGGCGTCGAGATCACCGGGTGGGACGAGGGCGACGACGTCATCCAGATCGAACGCCTGTCCGATTCGGCCTCGCACAAGATCGGGGCCGCCGGCGACATGATGGTCAGCATCTCGGCCGACAAGTCCGGGTCGTTCAAGTTCAAGCTGCAGCAGACGTCCAGCTCCAACAAGTACCTGATGAGCCTCTGCGCGCTTCAGGAAGGTGGCGCCAAGACGTTTGTCCCGGTGAATTGCCTGTTCCAGGACACCTACCGGCAGGACCTGGCCACCGGCACGGTCGGCTACATCAAGCGCCCGCCGGCGCTGGGCCGCGGCGCCAAGGCGAGCACCCAGGAATGGGAAATCATCACCGAGCGCCTCGATCTGCTGCTCGGCGATCCGGCGCTGGTGGGCGTGCTCACCGCTGCTGCCG